CAAGGGCATTAAATATATATGTAAATCCTTTGGAAAGCGGTGCAAATTTAGGTGAGTGGTATTATGTTTCAGAAATGTTGCAAGAATTCAATAAAGATGCAACCGCAGTTGAAAGATATTTATATTGGGCGGGTGACATACAATGGACTGGTACATCCGATTTTATTGGGGATGTTCCTGCACGACCTTGGAGTACATATTCAAACATTGATGATAAATTAAATTTTCTAAACAACAAAGAAGTTTTGGAAAACATTTTGCGAAAATCCAATTCAAGGATATTTCACGCATTTGGTGATTGGTGGGTTGTGCCAAATTCATTGTATTTGGATGATGTTTTTTCTGGGCAATACTATGATCGAAGCGTTTTTAAAAATGCGCTTGGAAATGGTCAAAATGAAATAATTGATTTTCAAGTTTTTAGTGTTGGAAATGGTAGAACATTTGTTGGTAATGCAAAAAAGAATGTAACAAAAAGAATTGTAAGTGATTTGCAACCTATTGAAAATGATATGACAATTGAATATTTATCACCATTGAAAAAAGTGATTGTTGAATCTGATTTAAAACAAGAAGGTGAGGTTTATGGACTTATGAGTTCAGGCAGTGGGTTTACTTTTGGATCATCTGGTTATGTTTTAACTTATGGAGCGGTTGCCACAAATCACGATTTTGTTGGATCAAACAATCAATCTTATAAACTCACAAATTTCACAACAAGTAGTGGATCAAGAATTACAGCAATTAGTCAAAATGGTTTTTTTAAAATAGGAAATTATCAACCCGCAGACAATGTGCAATATTCTTTTGAATATCTTTTTGATTCAAGCGCAACATCAGTTTCTTTTAAATTATATTATTCGGTAAAAGTTCAATCAGCTCTTGCAGCATCACTCCCAATCACAACAAGATACTATGACAAAGACAATAATTCAATGAGCAGCTCATTGGTTTACAATGAAGTTCAATTTTCAGATGTGAGGGAATTAGGAAGATGGCAAAAAGAATCAGGAAATTTACCTGATGATGCACTTTTAGGTTCATATATGAATATATCAGTCACATTTTATCAACCAGTATTAACATCAGGAACGGGATATTCAGCGATGTATTTAGATAATATAATAGCAAAAGATTCCGACACTGAACGTGATGAGCAAACATTAACATCAACAATTGCGGAAAATCGTGGTGTTTATGATTTTGAAGTTGTGCCAAATGAGGAAATTGTCAATGCATTTTTAGCAAAAGGAGTTTTTTCATCACTGATTCCAGTTGATGATGACCGCAACAATGCACAACAGATTTTGAATGATTACCGAACTTATGTGCCACGATATGAAGGCACTGGATACGGGCAAAGATCAAAGCCACTAACACCACTCAACAAATTGTATGTTAATTTTGATAGTTATAAAGATGACGAATCATCAATGATTGATACATTAAAATACAACCTTCGCAGAAACACATTTGAATTCATTGCGCACACTCCGAACAATGATCCTGATGTAACAGTCACACATCAGTTAAAACAAAACTAAAAACATTCCTTTTCCCTTGTTTGCCAGAAACCTTGAGTAAATTTTTTTTTGCTTGAGGTTTCTTTTTAGAAAGAATTTTTTCTATATTAGCGAAAATAAATTTTTTCAAATATGGAATTTAACACATATTTCAACTCCGAATTGGAGCGATTGGAACTCACACGAAAAAAGGTTTGTCAAGCATTGGAAATGACAATCCCAACACTTCGTTCAAGAGTGAACAATTGCGGTACATTTCAGGTGGATGAAATCAAAAAACTCCAATCGTTGGGGTTTGATCTTAATCGTTTAATCTAAAATAATGGCAGAAACAGAAAACAATTTGCACGAAAAACTTTTAAATGTGCAAAACGAAATCGGAGCGATTTCAAAATCAGCAACAAATCCTTTTTTTAAATCAAAGTATTTTGATATCAATGTACTAATAAGGGAGGTGTTGCCAATACTAAACAAACACAAACTCACACTTTTACAACCCATCAAGGATGGTGAAGTTTGCAGTGTGATAAGTGATGGAAAAAACTCCATTGAAAGTGGGGTTAAACTTCCTGAAATAAATGATCCGCAGAAACTCGGATCAGCAATAACGTATTTCAGGCGGTACACATTACAATCATTGCTTTCGTTACAAGCGGAGGATGATGATGGAAATATGGCATCAGGAATGAAGCCAAAATTGACAAATGAGCAATTTGAAGTTGTGATGAAATCAGATCGACAAACTGCTTTGAAGGCAATTAAAAAAGCGGAATTGTCCGCAACTCAATTAAGTAAATTAAAATCTAAATTCAATATATAATGGCAGAGGATAAAATTTTTGCAGATGGTTTCATTGTGAAACGTAGAGATAATGCACCCGATTTCGTGGTGGCAAATGTATCAATCAAGGTTGATGAATTCGGAAAGTTTGTGAAAGCAAACTCAAAAAACGGATGGGTGAATCTTGATGTGAAAACCGCTCAAAGCGGTAAAATGTACGCTGAACTAAACACTTGGCAGCCAGATGGCAAAGTGCAAAAAGTGGCACAAGGGGAAAGTGACTTGCCTTGGTAGTCAAGCAATGGGAGTGGCATTTGCTGCTCCCTTTTTTTTATTTAAAAACAGAAAAAATGAAAGTTGAAATTAGTTTAAATGATCAAGTTGATGAATTGATGAATTTGTTGGATTTAACCCAACAACAAATCAATCAAAACAAATATGTTGATGCTCTTGAAACGTTGCATTCAATGTATGAATTATTAGAAATTTATGAATTTTAAAAACAGAAAAAATGACTGAACAAGATTTAATTGAATTAGGATTTGACAGGATTGATGTTCCTGAAAGTCAAAGCAATACAGGAAATAAATTTTATTTTTTTACGCATTGCGGTATTGGAATTGAATTTTTTACAAACACAAGTGATGAAACCAATGAAGGCGATTGGTGGGTTTCAATGTTTGATAATGATTTATGTAGAATATTTTGTATCCTCGAACTCAAAATGTTGTTTGATATAATAAGTAAAAACATAATAAAATGAAACAGATACAAGATACGAATGAGGAATATCATTCAAAAGAATCCATTAGCGCATCTGGATTAAAAATGATTGCCAAAAAATCAGTGAAACATTTCCTTGATAGGAAATTCAATGAAACCGATGCAATGAAATTTGGAACTGCGGTGCATACTGCAATGCTTGAAAGCGATAAATTTTATGATGATTATTACATAATGCCAAAGGTTGATGGGCGCACAAAGGAGGGCAAAGCACTCAAGGCGGAACACATCGAAAAGGCAAAAGGAAAAATCGTGTTGGATGAGGCGGATCATAACCGCATCAAAGCCATTATGGAAAACCTCAAAAAAAATGAATTGGCGCAAAAGTTTTGCAAGGGTGAAATCGAAGTTTCACATTATAGCACAATGGATGGTGTTGATATTCGTGTTCGACCTGATTGTAAAAATTCAATTGCAGGATGGATTTCAGATGTTAAAACGTGCCAAGATAATTCACCCGAAAAATTCCGCATTGACATTTTAAAATTCCGTTATGATTTACAAGCGACATTTTATTGTGATGCGCTTGGATATGATCCAAAGGATTTCCGTTTCATTGCGGTTGAAACAAATTATCCCTATTCAATTGAGGTGTATGGTTTGAGTGATGATTTGATTGAACTTGGGCGCAATGGAAACAAATGGAAAATGGGATACAAACAAGCATTGGACAATTGGAAATTTTATAAGGAAACCGATGTTGCATTGGGATACGAATCAACAAACAGAAATGAGGATGGGAGCATTATTATCTAAAAAACAAATATCAAACGCAAACATTCGCAATGTTGCAAAAAAATCAATTTGGGATTTTTTCAAAATTGATATTGAAAGGCGCACAAGGAAACGTGAAGTTGTGGAGGCACGATATATGTATTATGAGATTTGCCGAAGGCGCAGGATGAGTTTGAATGAAATCGGTCAATCAGTAGGAAAGGATCACGCAACTGTATTGCATGGTACAAAACGCTTTGAAATACTTTGTGAGGTTGATGTAAATTTCAGGGAAAATTTTGAATCATTAAAAACAATTGTTGATTTCAGATCCTCCCGAAAAATATCACCATCAATGAGCGGAAAATCACTTTCACATCAACTTGCTGATGCATTAAAAACCATTAGTGAACTTGAAAATGAAATTGATGATTTGAGAATGGAAATGCTGAAAATGCAAATTCAATGAGTTTTTTATGTAATTTTGTTAAAAGTGTAACAATGTCAAAGGGGTTTTATAAGTATCTTGGGAATGAGGATAAGTTGCAGCATCAAGTGATGAATTTCATTGAGTTGCAATATCCCGATGCTTTATGTGCGCACGTTCCAAATGAAGGAAGGCGCACTCCTTTTGAACGTTTCAAATTCAAATATCTTGGTGGCAAATCTGGAGTTCCTGATGTTTTGATTTTTGATTGCAATGATTCATTCAATGGATTGGCAATTGAACTCAAGGCAGGAAAAAATAAGGCAACTCCAAACCAATTGAAATGGCTTGATAGATTAAGCGCAAAAGGATGGGCAACGTATTGCCTCAATGATTTTGATGTTGTTTCCAATACAATAAAAAAATACTTTAGCAATGAAATATAGAAATGTTTATTTTGATGAGGAAAATCAAAAGGTGCGTTGGACAATGAACACAACGAACAATATTGATGTCAATTATGAATATCTTGGCACAATGTCAAGAGTTGAAATGGATTTGCTTGTTGAGGTTTTGTGGGAATTGTATGGTGATAATAATATTACTTTTTTGGAGTTTGCCAAAATTTTTGGTGACCTTCGCACATTTTGTGATCAATTGAAACGGATCACGAGTTGATAATTTAGAAACAGAAAAAAATGGTAGTAAATAGAATTTACAAACCTGATCATCTTGATCGGTTTGCGGTTATCCCGACCGATATATTCAGAAAAAAGGGAATAACAATGTCAGCATCTGGGTTGTATTGTTGGCTATTTTCACACGATGCCAAACAAAAAATGACAATGGCATTTATTCAAGGGCATTTCAAGGATGGGAAAGATGCCATCACTTCAAAAATAAAAGAATTGGAATCATTTGGCTTTTTGAATCGTGAGGAAGTGCGCTCAAATGGAAAGTTTTCAGGATACAATTTTCGGTTGATTGTGCCAACCATTGCGGAAAAAACCGTTGCGGGAAAAACCGCTGCGGTAAATCCGCACCAAAGTAATATATATAATAATATACAAGATAATGTACAATATCATAATAAAGAAAGTAATATTCCACAAAGCGTTAAAACCGCTTTGCAGCACTTTGTTGTTTTGTTTCCAGAAAAGTATCAACCAAAAACAAATGCCCAAAAATTAAAGTGGGCAAATTGCTTGGATCGTATTGAGCGCATTGATGGATACGATTTGCGCAAGGTTTATGAAATGGTGAAAAAAATGCGTGATGATCAATTCTGGAGTGGCAATTTCCTTTCAATACTAAAATTGCGCAATAAGGATAAAAATGGCATTCTTTGGGTTGATCGATTTATGGATATGCAAAAATCAGGCAAACCACAAGCTTACAAGATGATTCCAAACCTTATCAAGTTTTACAAATACAATGATCCTGCGGGAAAACCAATGATTGGCGCAATAACAAAAGGAGCGGAGTTGGATGATTTTGCATTGGTGTACAAACTTGGCACACAAGAGTATGAAAATTTAAAAAAATATCTTGATGGAAAACAATAAATTCTATTTTCTGGATGAGTGGGAAAGCGAATTGATACGTTTTCACGCAAAACAAAGGCAAATAAACAAAGAACGCAGTGGCATTGATGGTTTGGGTTCAGTTGAAAAAAATAATGCGTTAGAACGCAACTATGTGGGTTTTGCTGCGGAATATATATTTTGCAGGGAAATGAATTTAATGCCTGATTTTAGTGTGAACAATGATTCAAAGAGTAAAGGCACTGATAAATATGATGCAACTTGGAATGGATGGAGTGTGGATGTAAAGTGTTCACGCAACATTAGAAACCCAATGATGATTCCAGAGTACTCAAAATCTGATGTTGATTTATTTGCATTTTTTCAAGGTGATGAAAAAACATACCAATTTAGAGGGTTTGCAACCAATGGAATGGTATTCAATGAAAATAATTTAAGGCACACTCGTGTGCTTTCCTATGTGCTTGAGCCACATAAAATGCTCACAATGAATGAAATAATATTCTTAAAATCTAAAATATGAAATCAAAAAATAAATGGGATTTATTTGCTTTAATAGTTACAATTTTAACCTCAATAATAGTTATCGGATCATCAATTGAAATACTTTTAAACTTATGAAACTAAACAGAAATCAAAAATTCACATTGAAGGCAGGAATGTATTTTGCCATCATTTATGTAATAACAGTTGAAATGTTAATAATCGGATTGAATTATTTTTTAAGTTAGCCAAATGAAACAGAAACTTGAAAAACTCGGAATTGTCCTGAAAAAACAATCAGGATATGAAAAAACAACTTGCCCAAAATGCTCACATACACGCAAAAAGAAAAATGATCCTTGTTTATCGGTCACGATTGATGAGGGTGTATATAATTGCCACAACTGTGGATGGAGCGGGAGCGTAAAATTTGAACGCAAAAAAGAATTCATCAAACCTCCAAAAGTGAGTGTTGATTTGAATGATCGTGTGATTGAATGGTTTGCCTCCAGAGGCATAACGGAGCCAACAATTGCGCATTGGAAAATCGGTGAATCCCTTGAATATATGCCACAAGTGCAAAAGAAAAGGCGGTGCATCAACTTCAATTATTTCCGCAACAAGGAACTCATCAATGTGAAATATCGTG